AATAATTCTGTTGTTGTAACTGTAGCAACACTCTTTGATTTGAATATTTCAAAGGTTGCAGCGCCTCGGACAACTTCAACATCAACTAAAGTTGTTGAACCAGAGTCATTGCAAACTAAAAGAGATTTTACTACATCCGTAGTAGGCGGAACAGGTGGCGTTGCACCAGCATCAGCCGTAGGAACTGTTATAACAGTTGTTAAATCTGTTGTGGTAATATCTACCATTGCGCTTTTAAAAGTATTAGCCAAGAAAAAAAGCCTCCGACTGTGATTGTTCTTTTAAATCTTGTTGGTAGTTTGTGTTAAGTAAAAGAATAATTTGATCTAGTAATGCAACCATTTGATCAAACTGATTAGCATCATATTCTGGTGTTGCGTTTGGTAATCGTGTGATTGTTATTTTAGCCATACATTCCTCCGTAAGGTGGGAAGAAAGAACCCATACCAAAGTTATCAAAATCACCATAGTTAGATGATTTGTTTGAATTAAAATCTTGTCCATAATTTCCAACTAAACTCGCTATACCTTGTTCTATATTTTTTAATGTTCCAAGCATTTCATCTTGATTAGGACCCATGAGCTGCTGTCCAACTCTGTTGTAAGGGTCCATGGGTGCTTGTTGTGTAGCTATTTCTTGTGGTCCTGTAACAATGGGTTGAACACTTCTAGTGCCGTCTAAATAATTTGGATTTCCAAAAATATCTTGACTAACTCCTTCTGTTGGTCCTAAAGATAACTTAGGTGGTAGTTTTGGTTGTTGTTGATCTCCATAATAATATAAAAATTCTGGTGAATTTCTATCCACCTGTCCTGAGTTTTCTCCTGAAGTTAATCTAGGAAGATCAAGATTATAGCCACCACCCATTGCATCATTAAACATACTAGCTCCTTGAAGGGTAGCTCCTTTACTAGCAAAGTCTTCGTATTGATTTTTATTTACACTTTCAAAGCCTTTAGGTGCAGCCATTCTTACACCCCCTGGCATGTTAAATAATTTATTTAAATCTTTATTATAAAAATATTGTCTTTCAATATTTTCATCAGGTCGTTGTAATAAATTAAAAGAAGTTTTAAAACCACCACCAAGACCGCCAGCTAAAGGATCAATTTTCGCGCCCATATTAGACATTTGCATTTCTCCTGTTAAACCACCACTTAAAGGATTTTGATATAAAGGTTTATCAATCATCGTCTACCATCTGGTCTAAGTTGTAGCTTTGTAGATCCAAGTCTCCAAGCTGTGTCATTAACTGTGTTAGTTTCATATTTAATTTTAACCGCTCTACCTCTACCTCTTACATCAATTTTTTCTGTGGTGCTAGTAATAGTGCCTGTTGTAGTTACGTTGGCTGCAGATTGTGGATACTGTTCTAAGGTTAATGTGGCTGTCATGTTATTGGTAAGATTATCAAAGTCTGGAACCAATCTACTAACCGACATAAGCTCATCGCCATCGGCAATTTCAACAGATCCAGTTGTTAAGAAAGCAGAAATAGCCGTACCATCTGCTTGGTTATTACCTGACTCATGTTCATAAATATAAGAAGCTCCTGCAGTCAAACCTAATATAGTAGATACATTTGCTGTTACACTTGCATCATATTCTGTAGCAATTGGCTGTTCAAACACATAAGCACCAAGCCATGTTGTTCTACCTAAATTTAATGTGTACCAAGTGTTTTCTAAATAATTATAAGCAACTGCTCTATCTATTTGTGTAGCATTTGCTGATGGGTAATACCAAATAATTTCATTAAAGGCAGTGTTAATGCCGCAAGCAATATCAGTTTTGTTTGTGTAACTTAAACTATCAAAAACATAATCTTGTACAGAACAAGGCATTTTTTTAACAACACCATCGTACATGTAAAAAGAATTATCGGACATCCAATAAGAACGACCATTTATTTCTACTGCTGCATGTTGAGCAATAAGGCCACAGTTAGCACCAAGCTGTCTAAGACCAAAAGTAAAAGGTGTACCAACAAACTGAACACCGTGAAGTGAGGTATCTGTCCAAACAAGTATTTGACCTGATGATTTAACAGCGCCTACTATTCTTGAGCCATCTGATATACGTAGTGAACCAGCTTCGTTTGTTGAAACAGGTGTATAATCTGTAGCATCTTCTCGATCAGAAAATCTAAATAGTAAGTCATCTTGAGTAGAACTATTACCTATTGTTGTTTCTGTACCAAAAATTAATAAATGTCTTGTGTCAGTGGATACTAAACTAAATCTTGATGCAGTAGGAGCGTTAGACAAAGCCGTTGCTCTAGCATCTACTGATCCAGAAAGATCTTTTATAAATGTACCTCCATTTGAAACTGTAGCAATTAAATCTTCACCGAAGTTATCCAAAGACCAATTACGTCCTGCAACAACAACACTTGAAGAAGATCTCGGTGTATTCCATGTGCTAATATTCCAAGCTAATGTATTCCAACCATATCCGTAAGTAGATGTAGAAGGTCCTGTGTTAATTTGATACACAGCATTACCTGTTCCACCACCACCTGATGTTGATCCAGAAGCCGTGCTCGTATGCGTTACTGTATAAGTGCTTGCAGTAGGAACTGTAATAACTTCAAATTCTTGATTCATGTCCAATCCATCTATTGAACTAAAAGAATCAAAAGTAACAAAATCACCTACTAAAGCACCGTGGCTGGCGTCTGTTACTGTGACGGTTGTTGTGCCATTTGTTGTAAAAGGATTTGATAATCCTGATGCTGTTTCTCTAATAGGAGTAATATCGTAAACTTTACCTTCGGAATATAAATATAGTTTTCTATCAGTACCTAAAGCAAGGTATCTGGTTCCGTCTAAACTAATCCAGCTATGCGTATCACGGACCACACCCACAATAGCTTTATTAGGATTTGGTAAATACGACCAACCTTTCCATCTTTCAGGTTTACCATAGTGAAATCTAACAAAGTCGGAGTCAACATACTTACGTTGATCCCCTGCCGAATAAGCAGTATCTTGTTTATCAATGCCTGGTTGAAACTTTAAATCGACTAATTTCATGTTGCAGTATACTAAATTATTTATTGTTTTGTGGCAAGAATTGAGTTCCTACATGACCCCTAAATGAATAATTACCCATGTGTGTCATACCACTAGCAATGTCAGCATATATTTTACCACCTATTTTCTGCCATAAACGACAAAAAGCATAATCTTCAGACAAATATCTTTTAGTATCTGGCTCTATCATAGTATCAAAAAAAGCATAATTCCAATCAGAGTTGTCGTGATATCCAAATGTTTTGTCATGAGGATCTCCTAAATGTTGATCAGATTTAAATCTAAGATGAGGATATGCTAACGCCATTTTTTTAAAGACGTTTCTTTTTATTAACATAAAACCTGTTGCACCATCTAATACTTCAATAAAACCTTTGTTCACCATTACTTTTTTTGGATTTTTAATATTTAAATTATATTGCAAAGAAGCTGCGTGTAGCTCATCCTCTTTAATATTTGGATTATCTTTTACTTTTTTAATAGCTCTTGTCCAATCAATAACTTTCCGTGGATATACGCCTGTCACTACATCCTCATCCAAATCTAACATACGAAAGACAGACTCAGGATTAAAAGCTAAATCAGCATCTATAAATAAAAGATGAGTATATTTTTTCTCGTCCATAAATAATTGCACTAATGTGTTACGAGCTCTTGTCACTAAAGATTCATTACCAATAGTTCCAAATTGTAATTCTATTTTTTTTTGTGAGGCTAGAGCCGTAAGTTGTAGACAGCTTTTAAAGTAATCGGCTGTAAGCATGTTTCCATAACAAGGTGTACCAATAAAAACTTTATGCATTTTCTCTATAAAAAATATTAAGTGTAAACCTATTGGAGCTATCACCGAAAGACTGTAAATCAGAATGTGGTATCTTTGCACCATTAAAAAACAAGGCTCTATTTTCTACAAAGCCAATGTGTGAAGCTAATTGATTATTGTGCATAAATCCTGTTCCGTTATTTAAAAGTGGCTCGCCTTTTACAAACAAAAGAAAATTAGCTACACTTCCTTTATCGTCATCTACATGAAACAAAGGTTCTTCTTTATTTTGTCTAGAATGTGCACTAACTGATATAGGCTCAAGATCTCTATGTGGAAAAAAATATTGTTTAATAAGTTTTAGTAATGGATCTCCATGAAAACTTTTAGGAAAAGTATGTCTATAACCATATACTTGACCCTCTGGGTTATCTACTTGAATATATTTTAAAGTTGTAAGGGTATCCTGTAAAGATTGTAAAGTTTCTTTACCTAAAAAATCATCAACATACATAACAAATTTTGTTTGTTTATTGTGTTGCATAATTATTTATACTTTTTCTTTTTCCAAATTTTATTTTTGTAAGCTTGAAATGACGATGTTATAGTTTTAAAATTAAAAAGGTCTAACTTTTCTGCTAAATTATCATCTTTAATAATATTCATTTTCCAATTATCTCTTTTAAAAGGAAACACTAAACAAATAGGATCGCCTTTTTTTAATAATTTTTGTTGACCTTTACTTAAATCCCAATCCGTTAAAAAGAAAGGAAAGTTTACATAATTTTCGTATACGTCAGTATCTACAATACCAGTAATCAGCCTAAAATCTTTTTTTTCTGTATTAAAAGGAGAGGTAAATAAACAACTATAACCTGGAGGAGTCTTTATATACCAAGGATTTAAAAATTTAAAAGCCGTAGGTATTTCATTAGGATAAATCATAGACTTATTTATTTGTTCATTTGTATGATTATTAATACCAATATTCATTTTAGACATCTGTTCCGAATCTTCTTCCCTTCTTGATGCTATTACATCTAATTTAAAAGTATTTTCTTTTGGATCTTCGGTCTTTAGAAACATAAAATCTATAGGAGATAGAATAGCGTATCCCATTGTAACACTATCTAAAACAGGCTGACATTGTTTCACTGTTATATGTAATTCATCTGATGAATAAATATAATTTGTTAGTTCTTTATACCAATTGGGCACAACTTTTTTTACGGGAACAGGATGTTCAATTAAATCAGCATATTGACTTATAAACTTTATTTCATTGTTTAGCATAATCTACCTTTAAATATTCTATTTTTTTTAACCAACCTTTGGGTATGGCAATAGCACCACCACCAGTAATGTCATCTTTATCCTTACTGTAAGATCTCATAATAATTATTTTTTCTTTCCCGTTATGTATCATCCACCCCACCTCTTGGCACACGGCCAACGGAGCATTAATAACATCTTTTATATCAAGCCAACCTGTTTCTGTATCACGAGCATCTAACCACGTCACACGGACCATGGGTACTTTGTTAATGTCAATCATTAATAGATTCTTTTTTCTGTAAATCTAAATTAAAAGAAACAGATCTTCTCTCCTCATTAGGAGTTCTAAATGGATACACACCATGAGATAACCATGAGGGAAATAAATATATAGCACCTACTTCTGGAGTAGCCTGCCATTTATGACCACCAAAAGGTGCGGCCTGACCAAAATGCCAAACAATATCACCCACGCATGGATAGTGATCTTCTTTTTCATACTCTTCTTTAAGACTAGGAGGTACTCGTAAATAAATCACACCAGATAATTGACCTTGATGTATGTGAAAAGGATTGAAGTCTCCCGCCCACTGGCTCACGCACCACATGGATTCAATAATCATTTTACCAACATATGCAGGTGAAATAGTATCACTAGCAGGTGGTATAGAAATATATTGTTTAACTATTTGACCTATCGCACTTGTCATAGGTTCAAAAGTTTTACTTGCTAAATATTCTTGAGGGTAACGAACTTCTTTTTGAACATTACCAGCTAAGTTCATTGAATGATCATATTTTTTAGATAATTTTTCATCTTCTAATATCTCTGTTGCTTTATCATCTAAAATTTTAATTAAGTTATTGGGTAATTTTCCTTGTAATATTGTTGGACCGAATGGTCTAATAGCATGAAATTCTACTTCAGTTGACATGGTTTCCTTTCTACTTGCAAATATCTATTGTCATATAGCAATTATTTGCCTATAAATATAGTATTAATTAGGCTTATCTTTCAAGGCCAGCCTCCTTGCCTTTATAACAATATCATGAATTGCTAAGGAGTACATGTTAAAGAAGATTTTTAGAAGAGTACGTAAAGGTATAAGAGACATAGGTAGTTTTGCCAAAGATCATTCAGGAATTGCTAATCCTGAATTAGCATTAATGGCTCTAACATTAGGAGCGTCAGGAATAATGCCAGGCGGTAAAGAATTTGGATTAGGAACATTATTTGAAAATTTAGGTAAAGCGGGAAATGTAGGAAGAAACTTATTAGGTAATTTTAGAAGTGTTGCTACAGGTGATTACAATCCCCTTAAAGGAACGGTTACAGAGGGTTCAGGTATATTAGGCGGAGCTCAAAGTATATTAGGAGGCGGTGGAATTAAAGATCTACTACCTTTTCTAAATGCTTTTTTAGCCAAGAAACAATATGATCAAGAACGAGAAGACATACTTAAAGAACAAGCAGAACAACGTGAAAAAATGGAATTTGTTAGTAACAAATACGGTAGCCCAACAGGTGGTAGCCCATTTGTTGACGATCGTTTTGAAATATATGAACCCTTTCAATATGATTCAGATGGTAGAATAATTCAAAGTGCAAAGGGCGGTATTGCTCAATTAAATATGGGCGGTGATGCTTTAAAAATGGGTGGCACAGGAGGAATGGGTGGAATGCCTTTTAATCCTAACAACAAAATATCAGGAATGATACCAGCTTTAGCAAAGGTGGTGAATCAACAGGAGTTCCAGGTTTAACTGGCGATATGTCAAGCAAGCAAATGATGAATAAAATAGAAGATAATCCAGGTATTACAGCTTTCTTCCCTCCAAGAATGGGAATGATAAGTGGTCCTG